CAATTACCTACACCTCTACATGTTCTCTGTACAATTAAATTTACAACTCTGTTGATAAAAACTACTAAAACAACATACTCATCACCAACATATATTGCTGTACCAAAAACTGTTACCTGGTTGTATATGAACTCAATTGCTGCCAAGGTACGTAGAGATAAAAAAATCTCTTAATCAATTTCAGCAATAATTTCTTATGCAAAAGCAACCATAATTTCTGCTTCTACATCAATACCATGCTGTGACTGAGCGTCTTGAGCCGCTTCGAATGTCCAGCGAGCTGATAGCTTTCTGGTTTTCGCTTCGACTGTTTGCTTCAAGATCTGAATGCTTAGTCTGTTACCAGCTGAACCTTCAAGTACACCAGTTGCTTCTGCTGTACCACCAGTAGCACCTGAATATGCTTCAGCTACTTTGAATGGTGATAGAGCTTCTTCACCTGCTACTGCACCGCTGGCGCCTGAGCCAACTGTATCTGAGTAGCGTACTCTTAGTGTGTGGATTTGACCCACAGGTCCAGTCATAGGTTGTACACCAACTAGTTCATTTGCGATGACTGTTGGCATTACACGTCTGATGACGGGTAAAATAACTCTGTTAAGAGTTGCGACATTACCGGCAGAAGTTGCGCCTGCAGTTGCAGATTCAGCCAAATACTTGCGAGTGTTCTCAAGTGTTGCGGCCATGACCTGCTTCTTGTTGCCTTGAAGGCCTTCAAGTAGGGCACCTTTGGTTTCCTGCCAGCGACTTTCTAGTAGTTCTGACATAATTATCTCCTTAATTTAAACCAGCTAGACGACGAATGTCAACGACATTTTCGTCTGCTTTACTACTAACGTTAGTATTTTCTCTATTGCCTGTTACTTCTTTGCCTTCTTTTAAAACTGCCTTCTGCTTCGCTGGACCCTGACCGTCAATTACTGCCGGTAGATACTTGTTAAACGCCTTTTCTAATTTTGACGTGTGAACAGATTCCAGTAAGTCTGTCATAATTCCTCGCTGGTGCTTGCTTAGTGGTTCAACCAACGAATTCATAAGTTTTTCTCTTTCAGCCGCCTCATTAATGCGAGAAATTTCTGCTTCTTTTGCTTCAATTTCTGCCTTAGCTTGTGCTACTGCTTCTTGAGCTTCTTTAACTTGTGAGTCTTTTAGATTCACAACTTTTAGAAGTTTTGCTGTTTCTGATTTTTCATTTAAGTAGCTGTTAGCGTACTCAGATGCAAAACTTTCAAACAGCTTGCGACCGAAGTCATTTCTACGTGCATCTTCAATATCTTCTTTCAGCGCATTAATCTCTTTGTTAAGAGTTTTGCTAACTGTTTCAGATACTAATTTTGCACTCTTCTCAATAAAGTTAGATTTAACTTTAGCGAGGTGTGATTTAGCTTCACGTACTAAGCGTACTTTTGTTTCTGCTAAATCTTTTTTATCTTCGTAGAACTCTGCAATTTCTTTAGTTAGAGCTTCAACTACAAATTCTTCTAGCTTAGAAAAATTCTCAGACATTAGTTTCTGGTCTTCATGTAACTCAGATACCTCTTTGCCTAACTGATCAAATACAAAAGATTTCATTAGATCTGCGTTTTCACGCATTGCTACTGCATATTTTGCTCTGGCTTCGGCAAGTGACTGACGATCTTCCTGGAATTCTGCAATTTCTTCCGCTAAACGCTCATCAAGCATTTTATCAATAGCTTCCACCATTGTTTGCTTATCATGCTCGTATTTCTTAGCGAACTCTTCGCGTAGCTCAGCAGTTACCTGCATCTTGTTTTCACGAACTTTGCTTTCCCAAGCCTCTTCAATTTGTGCTCTGACTTCTTCGTTAACTACATCGTTTTCAAAGAGTGTTTTCAGTGCATCAATCATAACGTTCTCCTAATTCACTGGAGTTTGTTGATTATGTTAATCAACGACTCTTTTAAATATTTTTGCGCCTTTTCATCGTGTTTGGTTGCCTTTGCTAGTTCGTATGCCTTGTAACCGCCACGAGCATTCATTAAATGTTCGTAGATTGGTGTTGGGTATGCGCCGGGCGCACTTGGTTGCGCCACAACGTCTACCGTAATAATTTCAAAGCCCGACACATCGCCGGACTCATTGACTTCACCAGAGCCCCTTGATGAAACACCTAGTTTAACTCCGCTTTCAAGCATTGTTTTAACTAACTGTCCCATAGGGGTTGGTAAAATTTTAAGTTTGCCATAACCGTTTGCATCTTCCATCCACATATTTGTGATCATGTGCGATACACGGTCGAGGTTAATATTAAGGCCTTCGGGATGATCAACTTCGCCAAGAACTGAATAACCAGTAGTAATTTGATCATTGAGAGTTTTGACAGCCCTACCAATTTCCTCTACAGGATACACACGCTGATTAGCGTTGCGAACGCCGCCTTGAATACAAATACCTTTCAT